AGCCTGCGAACTCCGGCGTTAGAGAAGTATTTAGAGACATCGAGCACAAAGTCATAGGTCTGGCTTGTTGCTGATGAAGCCTTATTCACGATAACTTTCTCCAAGAGAGTATTCGTGTCTCTGTCATACAATTCAATGGTATTGATTGTATTGTCCTGTTCTTCCAGTCCGACAACAGTAATAGAACGGATTGACGCTCGAAGGATGAAATTTCCTCCTGCATTTCCGTACAGAGGGGATTCCTCGAAGTTGATGTTCACTATGGTAGCAGAGCCACCTCCGCCACCTGTCCCGGTCCCAACTGAAAATTGTTCCTCATCTGTTATGTCCTCTCCGTTTGCGTTTACCAGAGCGAGTTTCACAATGCCTTCCTCCTCTGTGTTTACACGGATTCCGGTAGGCAGAAGGTTATAGGCACCTCCGGTCGAAAACGCATCTTTGCCGTCAGACTGCGGCTCGTCTTTGGTCTCCACTTTTGAGCCACCGCCGCCAAAGTCTTTCCATAAACCAACTTCAGAGAAGTCAGCCAATGCTCCATTGAACATCTTCGTCTCCATCGTGTTCTCTGCCACGAGATACGAAATGATAAGTCCTCGCTTTGCGTAGGTCACTCCGGATGTCTGCTGGTAGGCAATAAGACGCTCAACTGCCGATTGCAGGTTATAGAAGTCGCCAACAGAAGGAGCACCACAAAGATTATCTATGATGATGTAGTTCTCGCTTCCTGCGGCCAGCGAACCGAAGTCCTTCCAGTTGTCAATATTGAACCAGTCCACATCCTCTGTTGTCAAACCGACAAACTGATATGTCTTCCATACCGAAGCGGAGATTGCAAAGGACATCATAAGTCCCTTGACGGCCTTGCCGTTGGCTTTGGCTACATGCACGGCAGACAGTGAAGGGTGTTCGTTGTCTTCCAAGGAGTAATAGCCGCCACCGGACAAAGGGTGCTCGACAGTTGGATTATAGATTGCAGCAGGAACATTCAGTGCAGTAATCTCATCTCCGATGTTGTCAAGCCTCTTTTCAATTTCGCTGACCTTTGAATCTACATAGGTCTTCTTTGCCAAATCAATCTTGATTGCTGACCAGCCATTGTTGTAAAGGACAAAAGCGACTTCATTTGCACCAAGCAACACTCTTGGTGTATCTGTAGCTACATCTACTGGTGTCAATGATGAAGTCCACCCAAACTGCCAATATTCACCTTCTGAAAGTGCAAGATATGCTTCCGGCTGTGAAGGCTTCAACTCTGTGAATGTAATCAGGTCGCGGGATTCGGGGTTGGCTACACCTTTGAAGGAATAACCATTGGTAGCCATTGCTTTCAATGCTTCGAGCAAAGCGATTAGAGTGGAATCATCCTTCACTCCGGATAGGAACTCAACTACCTCTTTGAAGTTCTCAATGGCTTCTGACACATTTTCGCCTTCCTCGCCGTTCAGCAGGTACTCGATATTATTGACATGTTCCCAGAGGGTGTCTCTGTCGCGTGTCGCTTGAGTGTCACTCGTTTGCAGCTCTGAAATTTTCTCGTCCTGCTCGGCATTCTTTTCTTCAATATTGGTGATACGGGTAACATCAAGTTCAGCACCGCCACCTTCTTCTCCAGTTGCCGACCATACACCGTTTTTTGCTCTGTATATCGGTCCAGGTACTGTGCTACCGACAACTGCCCACCAACCATCCTCAGGGGTTGGATATGCAGTTCTTAATGCAGTCAAGGTATCAAATAGGCCGCAGCAAGGTTGCTTCACTTTTGCCGCATCAAGCACACCTCCCACTTTGAGATTACCACTGACGCTGGCGTTGCCTTGGAGTTTTGTGTCCCCAGTGACTTTTACATTGCCACCTACGGAAACATTTCCGTTGATGGTTTTATCGCCATCGAAAGTTTCGCTTTTCTTTCCGGAAGTCTCCGTGACTGTGGCAGCATTTTCCCAAATCCTCTCGTATTTGTTCCAACGATACTTAGTCGCGGTCTGCTCCGATTCGCCTATGAATGCATAATCTCCCTCTTGGCCTCCTTCCGGATGTTCGGCCCAGAGTGCATCCACGGTTGCGAATAATCCAAGATTTCTTAAATCACTCATGACATAAGTTCATTACAAGTATTCAACAATGCAGCAGCCAAATCTGTCTGCCCTATTGCTGTAGCAACAAGACTGGCTGCGCGATAGACTATTGAGCGGCGCAGTTTTACACACAAATCAATCATATCATCCTTGATTTCCGGCATAGGCAGGTACTGCGCTCTGCGGACATAGACTGATTCTCCTGCCGTACAGGAATAAAATTCCAGAACTTGGCCGGCTGGCTGTGTGGTTATTGCTACTACCGGCCTCTGCGGATTCCCTTTGATTCCGGGATAACGACTTCTCTGCATTGCGTATTCCGGGTCATCCTCGGTCAATGCCGCGCTTACGGGGTAGTCCCAGTCACTCATCATAAAGGAAACGAGACGCATAAAATCTTCCGGAAGGAGTATTCTTCCGCCACCATATCCGTGAGCACTGTCCCAATCTATGCTACTATCGAAATGCTTTCCTCCATCAATCAAATACAGAGGTGCATTAGTTTCAACAAGTCGGGCGGCATCGACTATTTTGCTTTCTATGATTTCCTCCAATGAAAGCGTGTCAATGTCGCCCGTCTCGAACAATTGCTCACTGGTCATATTCTGATCCATGACAACACGAATGTCCTTTTTCAGTTCACTGACAGAGTACAGCATACGGCAAACCTCCTTTAGAGTTCTGCTCCATTTACGGTGAACTTGATTTTGTTTGCCGCTGCTTTATTCCTGATAAAGTCCTTTGTGCGGACCGCCGAAGGTGTGAACCCGAAATTGTCAATGAGATAACGGCGAGCGTCTTCTGTGCAAGTAACATCAACGACAGCAAAGCCGTTCTCATCAATCGTGATTTCTTTCTGGCCGTTGTCAGCATCAGAATTTGTTTGTTCTCCCTGTGCAGGTGCAATGTCTTCTGATGTTGGAATGGCATTTGACGGTCCTGTCTGCTCGTTCTGGGCATTCCCGTCTGATTCATCGGCCTTTGCCTGCTCGTCTGAATCAGTAACGGTTGGCTCGGACTTCGGAGCAGGTTCTTCTACCTTTGCAGGCTTCTGTGCAGGTGCTGCAGGAACTGGGTCAGGAACATCTTTAATGAACTCAGACTTCACGAGGAAGATTCTTCCGGAACGGAAATAATCACTCTTTTCTATGATAGTCTGTAGGATTGGGTCCTCGCTCTTGTATGTTGCAGGAGTAAGACCATAGGCGGTTCTGGTTCCACCTGCGAAATGAACTGTGAGCCTACCCTTGCCAACTGGAATGTTCGCCTGCCATTCCATAAGGTTTTTGACTCCGTATGTTTTTCTGTAGATTTTCATCTTTCTTGGTTTTGAGTTACATTCTCTGTTGGTAAAAATGGGGAGGGGGACCGTTTTGTCACCCTCCCCATAGGGCGGCTGCTCTACTGGCTATCAGTTGCCATAGACAGTTCCGGTGTATTCAGACCAGACTGGTGATTCTGATACAATCTTTACCTGCCACAACTGACCTGCTTTTGCATCAGCATTGATTCCGGCACAATCCTGCAGGAGGTAGTAAACACGGCCGTTAACAAGGTCGCTACCTGCAGGAGCCTCATTGGAGTTCCAGTAAGAGATGGTTACTGCGCCATCATTTGCAGAGGCACCTTCGCCATCAATCCAGATGTGGCAAGAGCCTTTGAGCCCGAGGCAATCCCATTTGAGGATGCCGGTGCGTTTTGCCTCCTGTCCTTCGACATCTTCCTCAAATGAGTGTTCCGCTGTCCTGCTGTAGTGTACGAGACGGTTGTAGCCAAGAACAGCACCAGAGTTTGACCAATGCAGACGGTCAAGAGTGCGCTCCTGCTTGATGTCGAGGTCTCCGAAAATAGTCGTAATTCTCGTGACCTTCCATCCAATTGGATTGACAGCAGAAGTGATTGTGATTTCCGGATGACCAGTGTAATCGATGCACTGGAGCTGCTCAAGCAGGTTTGTACCTACGAGGAATACGCCTCCCTCCGGAACATCCTCGCCGTTCTTGAACATCTTCACGAGTGCGATGAGTTCCTCTACGGTCCACTTGCCGGTGTGCTGGAGTTCACGCTTGAACTGCCAACGAACTCCTTCAGCAGTATAAACAAACTGTGAACCCATATTCTTGTCAGCCTTGACGAGGAATTTGCTCTTTCGAGATGCCCACAGAGAACGGTTGCATTTACGCTTGTAGTTGCGCAGGGCCTTCTCTGCTACGATAGCCTCGTTGAATGGGATGCGCTTCTTCTGCGAATCGAAGTAATCAGACACCACCTGATTCATTCCTGATTTCTGGAGATAGAAACGCTCCGGAGTAGGGAGGATGAGGTCAGGTTCGACTTCTTTCTGCGTTTCGTACAGAGCATTGGTCAGGAAGACAAGATATGTTCCTGAAGGAATCTTCGGACATTTGCACCAATCGTCAGTCTTGTTGTCACGAGGGCCATTGACTGCACGGACAATAGGATTGTTTGTTGTAGGGTCAATACCTGTGACGAAAAGCATCAGGTCCTTGCCCGGTGTCTTCTCGGAACCGTCTTCGGTATATCCATCTACATCTTTCACGAGAACGGTGTCGTATGGATGGAAATACTTCTGATATTTCGCATCAACTGGAAGGACTGCTGTCTGTCCGGAGGATGCTTCGAGAGTTGCATTTGTTTCGCAGCCATCAGCCGGCTCATCCAGCATATAGTGGTCAACCTCAGGTGAAGTGACTGTTACTTTCTTTGCCTTCAGCATGAGCTGCATAAGAGGGTTGTCGTCCTTTTCAAATTCAAAGAGGTCTTCGTCAATGTCAGGGACGATAAGATTACCAGCGTCAACTCCACCAGTAGCGGCTGCTGCCCCGCTGACGGTAGTTGCTTGGCCGGGAACCTGTGTAGGAAGACCCGCGCTTCCGGGTCCGGGGGTGGGTGTTACAGAGGTTGGCTGAACCACCTCACCAGGTACAACAGTTGCTGTTTCTGCCATAGTAAAAATGATTTTATTGGTTGGTAAAACTCTATTTTGCTTGCTCGGCAAGGTCGAATATTGGATTTGAGCGTTTACGGACATTGCCGGAACCTGCCGTCACATCCCTTCCGCCGAGTTGGATTGTGCCATCGCCTTTTGAACCTTTCTTCAACTTCTCGTCAATCTTGGTGTTGCGGCCACGGATTTCTCCGTCCTTGGCAGCATTGGCGATGTCGGTTTCGTAGTTCAGACCGTTGGCAACCATCTTTATTGTCTCCGAAGTGACTTTGCCGCAGATGTAATCGTGAACGATAGTTGAGAGGGCATTCATTACGGCATCCTTTGCCTCATCGCCAACTTCCTTGGCAAATGAATCAATGTTCTCCACGGTGGATTCGATGTTGTCATCGTATTCCTTGTTCAGCCTCTCTGATTCTTTCAGTTGCTGGAGATAGTCCTTGCGTGCTTCCTCCAACTGTTTCTGAAATTCCGGGTCATCAGCACGCTCTGCGATGTCTGGTCCATATTGACGGACGAGCCAAAGAATAGGGTCCTCGCCGCGTTTGATACGCATAAAGAGGCCGGCATTTCTCGGGTCTGCTGAAATGAAATTTGAAAAATTCTTCTCACGCTGTGCGAGAGTATTCTTTTCGTTTTCGAGAGCGTCGAAGTCCTGACCTATCTGGCCAAACATTTCTTCGTCATCGGCGAACTGACGGCCAGGGTACCTTCCGGAAAGAAAGGTGTCTCTCTTGGACTTTGCTGGTTCTGCCATATCTTAAAATATTGGTTTATGAAACTTTACTGAACAAATATAAATGTGCAATTTGTAATGTTTATTTTATCTTTTACATAATTATTGTTATTTTTACGAAGATTAAAGCGTTAAATGAAGAATGTTGGGAGCACATTTGAATATGAGGATATGCGTAATGAAGACCTCATGGACGCATATAAGGAGGTCTTGTGCTCACATAATGGCAATACAAAAGAATTGTACAGAAAAGTTGTAGAAATGCCCGCGAGGAGATTCTATGTAAGCGAGGAAAGGGCTTCAATAGTCATTTCCAATATGTACAAGGGACAGAGTATTGCGCAGATGCGCCCCAACAAGAGAGAGATGTATGAGGAGATATACAGACGAGTGCTTGAACTAAAGAAAGAGCATCCCAACGATTCAATCTATGATTTGACTTTTGAAGTTGTTCAACAACCGGCACCCAAGTTTTATCTTACTCCGGAATCAGCACGGGTGTTTATTTGCTATATCAAGAAGCAATGGTACGAGCAGAGGAAAAAGAAATACAGGCACCTGTTCATGTAGCCTCCGCTCAATCAAAACAGTCAGAAGCGGAAATACATAAGAAGGTCCTTGAAATCATCGCCGAAAACCAAAGGAGGAGGAACTTGATAACAGCCAAGTTCGACCCGGTTACCGGCGAGGGCTCATTGTTTATGAGCGAGCGTGTCCGCATCTTCCTTCCCGAATTTGGATATGCGTGGTATCTGCCGCCAGAAATGATGAAGATTCCTCTCATCAAGGAGATTCTGAAGTACGGCAGTATCCGCTCTTTCATTGAATCGGAAGTGAATGCCGGCAATATGGACTATGACCTGGAAGACCCTGATGATATTGACGAGGCTATTCAAGACATAGCGAATGTAATATGCCGCATACGAAGCCGATATGACTTTGCTTTCTGGGCTGCTTTCTATGTTTATATCAAGCCCAAGGGCGGAGGAGAGGATGTTCTTTTCAAATTGAGCCGTCCGCAAAGGAGGTTGGTTGAAAGACTTGAAGCCAAGCGGAGGGCCGGCAAGCCTATCCGCTTGATTTTGCTAAAAGCACGACAATGGGGTGGCTCCACTTGTATCCAGTTGTATATGGCGTGGTTGCAGCTTTGTCACCGCGTCGGACTCAACTCTCTTATCGTTGCACATCAGGGAACAGCTTCCGATGAGATTCAGGATATGTTTGACAGAATGATTAAGGCATATCCGCTGGATCTGCTCAACAAACTTGGGGCTGTGTATGACGATAAGGAACCGAAGTGGGTTGGTGTAGGTCATTCAGGAAGCATCCACCGCGTACCGCAGCGTCTGTGCAAAATAAAAGTCGGTACGGCTGAACGGCCTGATTCATCCAGAGGAGGTGACTATAACCTTGTGCATCTTTCGGAGGTCGGACTGTGGAAGACAACAGACCATAAATCTCCGGAAGATATTGTCAGGTCGGCCTGCTCCGGAGTTCTTTTGAAGCCATACACGATGATTGTGCTGGAGTCAACGGCCAACGGTACCGGAAACTTCTTCCAGACTGAATATGATGCTGCGAAAAATGGATTGTCTCTGTTTGAGGCTCTGTTCATTGCGTGGTATGAGATTGACGAATATTCTCTTGACATCGAAGGGAGCGTGTACGAATTTGCCCGTATGCTCTACCTCAACCGTAACAATGACAATGTTATGTCCAACCGTGAGGAGCCGGGAAGATACCTGTATTGGTTATGGGAGAAAGGAGCAACGCTCGAAGCAATCAACTGGTATATTCACGAGAGGGCCGGAAAGAACTCCCACGCAGTTATGGCATCCGAGTTCCCTTCTGATGACATTGAAGCATTTGTCCATTCCGGACAGATGGTATTTGACAAATACAAAGTCGAAAATTTCAGAAAGACCTGCCGTGTACCGCAGATGATTGGAGATGTCTATGCAGATGCGCAGGAAGGAGAAGCAGGACTGAGGAATGTTAGATTCATAAAAGATAATCAGGGACTATTCTGGGTATGGTCTCCTCCGGAGATAGATGAATATGAGAAGATAACTGACCGTTACTTGGTTGTTGTAGATATTGGTGGAAGGTCAAGTAAGGCTGACTGGTCTGTCATTGTAGTCTTTGACAGACTTGGCTTGCTGGATGATGATTTACCAACGGTAGTTGCTCAATGGTATGGACATACTGATGATTATGACATATTGGCGTGGGAGGCTGCTCGTATTGCCGCTTGGTATGATAATGCTCTGCTTGTTATTGAGAGTAACACACTTGAAACTCACGACAGGGAAAAAGAGGACCCGGAAGCAGACCATGGAGCATCTGTTCTACGGAGAATCAAGGGTTACTACGACAATCTATACGCAAGGAAGAAAGCCAGCGATTCGCAGGATGACGGAGAAACGGAGATTTATGGCTATCATACCAACATCAAGACAAAGCCAGAACTGATAGACACGCTCAGGAAAGTTATCAGGGAGAATCTGTATGTAGAAAGGGATGAACGATGTGTGAATGAATATCTCACACACGAAAAGAAACAGAACGGTGCATACGGTGCGGTAAAAGGCAAACACGATGACCTCTTGATGACACGGGCAATAGGTATGCATATCTCTTATTATGAAATGGACCGGCCTTCTATAGTCCGGCGTGTCCGTCCTGGGACGAATATGTTAAGGTCAAGGAAACGCCCGATGACGGCAGCTACATTATAAAGAAGGGAGCCTTTCAAGCCCCCTTCTCGTTCTATGATGCCATTTGATATTGTCCGGTAAGCATATTGTATGCTTTGTTGACATTCTCCATATTGGCTCCTTGCTGTGCCTGCTGCATAAGCTGCGGAGAAAGGCCCTGCGGCATTTCGCCTTTTGCAAGCTGCTCCTGCTGGCTCTGAAGGCTTTGAAGGAGTTCGTCCGAGAATGGGAAATCTCCGTGCTGCAGAAGTTGCTGGAGGGAAATCTGTCCGGACTGCCAAATCTGCATAAGAAACTCGTTGGCCATCTGACGGTAAACAGGTGTTGAAGTGCTTTCAATAATAGAAAGGTCGAACTCAACATCACGAATCTTGTTCGGCTCGTAAACGATTTGTCCGGCGGCCTTTCCAGCAATATTGAATACTCGCTTCGTATCATAGAACTGCTGGATATTCTTGACAGTCTTATATGCGACATCGACAACGAATGACGAGAATGTGTCAAGCACATCAAGTAGTGATGTAGTTGCATTCTGTGTCTGTTGTGCATATAACGCACCGGAGGTCTGGCTGTAACCCGGTTTACCCTGCAACGCTCCGTTTACGCCGGAGATGTCCTCGAAGAATTTTAATTGCAGGTTGAGCAATTCGGATATTCCGATATTTGTCGAGTTATTGGCAACCTGTTGAGGCATTATGCCGTCCTTGCGTTTCTTGCTTACGAGAATAACGCCATTGAAGCGGCTCCATTCATCGGCAATGTCATTTATGTCATATCCTTCCGGAAGCGCATCCTCAGGGAACAGAAGCACGCCCTTTGCACTTGCACGCATTATCCAGTCATACATAGTGATGAGGCGGTTTGTGTAACGCTGCTGGTCAATGACATCAGCCACGAAGGAATGAATCTCACCGTCAATGAACGGATATGCCTTGAACACATAAGGATGGCTTTTGTGCTCATACGGGGTTTCTCCTTCATCAAGGATGTCTCCGAATGGTGATAGGTAGTAATAATACCAGTATTCATCCATAAACCAGGTCGCCTGGATCAGTGGAATGTCAGAAGGTGCAATACCTTGCTTTGCTCCCATCTGCATTCGTTTGGCATTGACATCAAGCACAAGTTCCTGAAGGTCTTCAATCTCACACTTGAAAATCTCACCATTATTATAATCAACGCAACGGTAGCGCGGCTTGCTCTCCTTTCGCCATACTTCTATCACACGACATCTTGTTGGGTCTTTGGGGAAAAGGAAATCGTGGTTGGCCTGTCTTTCCGAATACCCGAATGTTTGGCAGTACAGTGGAAGCCGTGATGTGTCTTTGGCTACACGGTAAATCTCCGCAAGCCTTGCATAATCCTGCGGACTTTTTGCAAATCGCTGACAGAGAGTGAGAAAACTGATGTCGTGAATTTCACCAATGATGGATTCATCCCCTCCACGGAAGTCTCGCATATTACTGTCAAGAATGGCATTATTAGGGTTTATCGGCTCAATCCAGCAATCCAACTTGTCATTCTTCCATCCGTACCAAAGGCGATACATAGCGAAGCCGCTGATGAGGAACTCCTCCAGCTCTCTTGCATTCAGTTCCGCGGCCTTGTTCAGTTGAAGATTGCACTGAAGGATGGTGCTCATTGTCTCGCCAAGTTTCTTTTCTTCTGAATCCCTTGCTGCGCAGGTTGGTTCTTTTGACTGGGAGCGATAAACGCCAAGGACATTGCGGACGAGTCTTCGGATGAGATTGTTTTTCAGAGGGACATTGCCTTGCGACTTGATATAGTCCTCCTCTTTCATCTTCACACCGTTCTCGTCAATGATGATGTCATCCCACTGTCTGCCGTAGGTGTATTTCTTGTTCCGTTCACGGTCTTCACGGAATCTCTGGGAGTTGCTGTAATGTTGCATCGCCTCCCAGATTATGTCAAAGCCGCGAGTGTCGTTGCGAGACTTTTTCGCAGACTTCACGGAATCCAACTCAATCGGATTATGAACGCGGCTTAACGGTCTGATTCTTTCTTCGGCCATAGATGAAATTGTTAATGGAT